TACCGCTTGCCTCATCAAAGATCACCATCACGCCGTCGTAATTGTGAACCCCTGCGTACGCATCAGGGTTCTCGCTTGACCACAATCTACCCTCGACCGACCAATAGCGTGTGCCTTTTTTTAGGTCACGCTCGACCAATTCTGTAATCCACTTGGCGGGCATGAGCCGTGTGGCGCTGACCTCAAACCAATGGCTGTTAAGTGACATAGCCAACCACTTGGTAATCTCTGCCCAGGTGACTGAACGTAACTGTGACTCTGAGTTTGCCGAGATAATGGTTGTTGAACCAATGCGTGTGGAAAGCATCCACAAGGTTAGCCAACTGACCAACGCCGATTTACCAATACCGCGACCAGATGACGTTGCCATGCGGAAAGTGTTGAAATCCACCAAGCCATTGTTAGCTTTAATATGCGCGGTCAGGTCAGACAAGACTTCCCGCTGCCATTTGCGGGGGCCGGTAAAGTTCTCAAGCGGTGTGCCTTTCTGACCCCAAGGGAATGTATACAACACAAACGCTAGGGGGTCATCCTTGATCTTAGGCGCCCAAAGGCGACTCATTAGAGCCATCTCTTCGTCTGGAGAGTAGAGGGGGGTTTGCATGAGGCGATAATAACGCAAAATACATTAATAAAAAAATTTTGGTGGTGTAACCTCCGCTAGCTAGGGCTCCTCGCAGGGCTCCCCCCCCCTACCCCTCGGCTGTTGCGCTGCAACATTGCTGCCCTGCCTAGTTGTTGGACAACCTACATCCCTAGTTGTTGGACATCTGTCATCTAGTTGTTGGACAACTAGATGTCCAACGTCTGACAACGTACTTGTTGCAATGCAACATACTCGCATCATTGTGCAATGCACAATCGATATATTTATTTATTGTGTGCATTGTGAGCAAAAGTATGTTATTGTGTGTGTTCCCTAATCTGATTTATCACACCAGGACAACATCATGCTCTCAATATCATCCGATGCAAAAACAGTAAAAGGTTTAAAGCTTGGCTTTCTAACAGGCATACTGTATCTCACACCTTCAGACCTATCGGGGCAACAGGTTTGCCCTATGGCCAAGCTTGCAGAATGCGAAGCCCCTTGTCTGTTCAGCGCAGGCCGTGGCGCATTCACTAGCGTACAGATAGCACGCCTATCTAAAACAGATTGGTTTTTTAACGATCGTGATTCATTTATGCTCGAATTGATCGATAGTGTGTTTGCTTTAATCCGCCAAGCTTCGCGCCAAAGTTTAACGCCAGTTGTGCGATTAAATGGTACCTCTGACATACGTTGGGAAAATATACCGGTTACATACAAAAGTATTACATACACCAGTATTTTTGCCCTATTTCCCCAAGTACAGTTTTACGATTACACCAAACTTGCAAACCGTAAAAACGTACCATCTAACTATGATCTAACATTTTCTTATAGTGGTGCTATCGGTTACCAAAAGTATGTCCAGCAAGCAATCGCCAACAAAATGCGCATTGCTGTAGTGTTTAGAACCGTGGCCGATATCCCCAAAAGCTTTTTGGGTTTGCGCGTTATACCGGGTGATAACTCGGATATCCGTCATGTAGAACCCAAAAATAGAATCGTAGCCCTGTATGCCAAAGGCCAAGCCAAAAAAGATACCGGCCCCTTTGTAGTTGATACCCTTCGCAAAATTATCCCCATCAAGCTTGCAGCATAAACCCCCACGGCCACGCAAGTGGCCATTTATTTAAATTAACCGGATATATAAATCATGTCAGATAAACTATTTCAATTACTTGCTAAGTATGGCGCCCTTCGCTTTGGATGTGAAAAAGCTTTAGAGTTATTAGAAGATCCAGACGCTAGCGCGTTTGATGCGGATAAAGTCATCCGAATATTAAAAACCATATTGGAGAACTAACCATGTCTGAAAAAATCAGCAGTACCATCGCCCTGGCTTTAATGACAATTGCTTTCTTACTCTCACTCTATCTCTAGGTTCAAAATGACTATTTCACTAATCGCTGCGGCCATTGTCATACTCACAATACTAGTCTTCGACCTATAGCCCCCCTAAAACGCATCAAAACCCGCTCAGGCGGGTTTTTTTATGCCCCCTATACACTCACCCTCAATTACCCCTAAAATGCGTTAACGTGTATCAGGGATAAACCATGCCACAAGTAATTGAAAAGAAAAGAAAAGGATTACATAACCTTGCCTATACCGAACGCGAGATATGGCCTCAGATCCTCGAGCGCATCTCAAGCGGTCAAAGCTTAGTGGGTGCTGCTAAATCGCTCCAGATCCCCTATGCTCAAGCCAAGTACCATCTTAGGCAAAACGAAGAGTTAAAGAAAAAGTATTATTTAGCCATAGAAGAAAGGGGCGACTATCTAGCAGATGAACTAGTTGACCTTGCCGATGAGATGCCACCAAGCGATTTAGACCCATCCCTAATCAACGCCTGGGTAAACCGTCAACGGTTACGTATCGATGCTCGCAAATGGAGTGCTTCAAAGCTTCGCCCAAAACAATGGGGCGACAAAATCGATGTGAGTGTTACGCACACACAAATATCCATTGTGCAAGCTTTAGAACAAGCCGAGGCAAGGTTACTGGATGTCACCGATATTGAACCAAATCCACCAAAAAACACCCAAACCATACCCTTAAACAATACTTAATAAAACACCAAATACCGCCGCACCATAAATCGTACCAAATACCAGCTATCTAAGATAGCTGGTATGGTTTGGTACGGTTTTTATGGCTTTTTGCCCCCAAACCGTACCAAAAGACAAACCATACCATTGGTACGGTTTGGTACGGTTTTGTATCATTCCACCCCCCGCATAATCATCATACTTTGCGCCATCATTTTGTCTTGAACCACCCACCCATGCTCAGTACTTCTTAGTATATTTGAGATAATTAACTTACCCATAAATCGGCTCGACTCACTCGGATTGAGCATTTTTTGAACATTTGCCTTACTGATTCCCTGCTTATCTAGGTACTCTTTGAGTGCCGATCGTGACACAAAAGGCTCCCCTTTTAGGTCTTCGGCACCACTATCAAACCATGCATTCTCGAACATTTTGCGATGTTCTTGCAATTTATTGTCTGCTGCGGTTGCCTTAATCGGTGCATCAACCATCTCTAAAACTGCACTTTTTACGGGTTCACCGTCTTCGTCAAACCAACCAGGTATTACTACTCCCTCAATCCTTGCGTACAAGGGTTCAGCTAATTCACCGTCTTTTTGCTTACGCTGAACAATCTCGAGCGGTTGCCCGTCTTTGGCGGGGATGATGGATATCTCAATATCTAAGGCGCCGCGCCAGGCACTTGACCCGCGGGCTCGGTGCTGGGCTTCGTCAGATACGCCTGTGTGGTGAACAAGTAACACAGAACACCCAAACTCACGCATGAGTGCTGCGCAGGCGTCTAGCATTGTTTTAGCGTCTTGGGCGCTGTTCTCATCACCTAGCAGGAATCGATGCAGGGTATCAACCACAATGATGGATGGTGGATGCGGTAGCATTCTGATCTGCTCGGCTGCTTTTTGGTAGCCCTCGGGGGTGTTTAGGTCGCACCCTGATTTTGATATCCACATTTTGAGGCTTTTTACACCCTTTTTATGCTTCCAAGCTGCGACACGCCCCTTTAGTCCTTGATGCCCTTCACCTGCCAAATAAACCACCGTACCGGCTTTGACCTTGTTGCCTGCCCATTGGGCGGTCGCTGAGGCTATGGCGAGCATCCAGTCTAGGACGGCAAAGGTCTTACCGCCCCCGCTCGGGCCATGCACCATAATCAAAGCTTGCTCGGGCAACCAATTTTTAACAAGCCAGGTGATTGGCTCGGGCTTTTCGCTGAAATGATCGGCACCGATTAACCACTCATCTACGGGTGGGTTCAAAAGCAGGGATAAATCGTTACCGGCTTTGGCGTAGTCGTTGGCATCACCTTGGATGGGTGGCATCACCACTCTGGCGCCATGCTTGGCTGATGCCTTGGTGGCTTCGTTCAGACCCACCCCTGACACATCATTATCAGCCACAATCACAATATTTTGGGTGGCACCGAATTTCGCGCGCATAATGTTGGTCACATTCGACAGGTTATTTGCCGAGTACGCCACACACACTGCCTCATTGGTCGCCTCATGGATGGTCGCTGCGGTCGCAAACCCCTCGGCAATATAGAGCGTTTGCTTCATCGCACCGATTAACCAAAAACGGGAACCTGTCACACCCCCTGCGTGATAAAGCTTGTTGCCGGTGGCGTCAATGTACTGCAAGCTTG